CGGAACTCGGGCATCTGCTGGGTGGTCTGCCAGTTCATGAACTCGGACTTGCGGCGCGACTTGTCGAGCTTTTCCTTGTCCGCTGTGCCCAGAACTTTGGACTTCACGGGGCCAGAAGGCGGGAAAACTTCCTTCATGAAGCGGGCGCTGAAGTCAACGCAGGCCTCGACCAGCATGGGGTGCACGACCTTGTTTGCGCCGGAGAACTGAGCCCCACCCGGGGCGTCGTCGCCGAGGCCCGTGCGGCGCAGGCCTTCCTCATACAACTTGTCTCGCTTGGAGCGGGCGTCTTTGTCGCGCTCGATCTTGTCGAGCAAGTCCACCACGGCGTCGTCCAGCATGCCCTGATCGACCTCGTCGACGATGTTGGCGAAGTGGGCCTTCTTGTCGGCCACGTCGCGGTCATTCTTCATACGGACAACCGCACCACCGTCTTCGGTGTCCTCGACGTCCATCTCGTCATCGCTGGGCATGATGACAGTAGCGCCGCGCTGCTCGTCATCAGATGGGTTCACGTCTTCGCCGTCGTTCAAGAGTTGATCTGCCATGGTGTTCAGCCCTGTTTTTATGCCGCGTTCATTGCGTGGAGTTCAGCCACGATTGCGTCGATTCTATCCGGGTCAAAGTCGTCTGTGGGGAAATTCGCACCACTTACCATGCCGCCCTCGGCGTAGCCACGAACTTGGCCGCCACGGGAGAAGCCTTCGGGTGGCGTCTCGCCAAGGAATTTAAGCAGCTCGTCCTTGGTCATGAAACGCTGCGCATCCGGCATGGCCTCGGCTGCGGCGTTGAACTTGTCAATGCCAATACCCATGTCTTTGCCGTAGATGTCCTGAAGCGCCTTCATCAAAGGACCAGCCTTGGTCACGTCGATCAACCCTGTGTTGCCCAGGTCGCCAACCTCGCTCCAGTTGCCCGAGCGGATGAAGTCCTGCACGGCTGGCAGGTACTCTTCCTTGGGCGCGCGGTTGGCTTTGCCTTTGATTTGGATGATGCGCTCCATATTTGCGAGTTCTGGGCGAGTGGTTCTGAGCCACTCCTGCATGTTGTCGGTTCCGCCTTCGGTGTAACGTTGATCCAAAAACTTCTGGAACAAACCCGGCTCCATTTTGTTTAGATCTTCGCCACTTAAGACGCCTCTACCATATGGAGCAACCTCAATCGTCACGTGCGGCTGCCCCTTCTTGTCACGCAGGCTGTAAATCTTGGACCGGCCTTCGGCAACACTTGGGCAGTAGCCGCCAACGCAGTGGCCCATGGTCTCGCCCTCGTACTTAAGGGCGTCTTCCAAGGCTTTGTAGGACTCGTCCACGTCAACTTTTTTTGTTCGCTTTGCGTCGTCCATGAGGTTTTGCACGAACTGGTTGTATTCGCGGGTGCCTTCCACCAGCCCCTCATCGTCCGCCATGTCCATTGCCCATTCACGGGCCTGCCTTTCATTAAAGCCGGGAGGCAAGTTCATCTCAGGCCTTTCGACACCGATTTTCTTTCCGGTCTCTTCCGGCTTGCGCAGCTCTACCCACTTGAAGCCCTGCTCAGGGTACTCCTTGACCACCTGCGTAGCTGGGCCCATGGCCCGAGCCATGTCAGCCTCGGCCTTCTGCGCGGCGCGCCATTCGTTGATCTTGGCCACGCGTTCGACGGCTTGGGGCACGGTGACCTTGTCCAGGTCGCTGTACTTCCAGCGCAAGTTCTCGGGCAAGCCAGACTCAGGGTTGATGGCGTTGCGCAACTCGTCGGCAAGGTGGCGAAAGCCAAGGTCTTCATCCGCGCCGCGCAGCATGTCGTAGACGCGAGTTTCCGGAGGGACTTTAAGTAGCCATGGATTCTCTTCAACCATTTTTGGATATTGACTGGTTAGATCGGACGCCATTAGCTTGTTGACAAATGAGTCTGCGCGGCCTTCCCAGGCTTTTGCTAAAGGAGATACCCCCATACCCTCCTCTGGGAAACCACCTGAAAGGCGTGGAACCATAAGGCTGTATCCGGTTGGCGTGATTTCACTGTGCATGATGCCCCGCTCAGCCAGCGCCCGCAGCGGGTCTTCCGGCGTCGCCATCTCGTTTTTGATGTACTTGGCCAGCTTGGTTTCGAGCCAGCGATCGAGAGCACCGCCTTCGGACTCCATGCGCGACAGTGCAGCCTGGTCCACAAATCGTGGGTCGGCGTTTCGCAGCGTGTTCACCATGTTGGGATCGAGTGTCCGCATCGGCTCAATCACCCGCTCAACACTACCCGCCAGCCAGTTGCCGCCCTTGGGCTTCACAACATTCACCGCCGGTTGCCCAGCGGCCATGGCGAAGTCCCGTCCAGCGCGGCTGACGGCGGACGGCAGCGCGGCGGCTGCACGCAGCGGGGAGCCTGGACCCATGTAAAAACCACCGCCAAGCTGACCGGCTGTAGTGAATGCACGGCCTATGGGTGTCTGGCTCACCGACCGAAACGGCAGGCGCTTCTCGATGTCCTCGCTGGTCGGCAGCACGGTCTGCTCATTCAGGCCGGGCAGCATGCGGACCAAGGACTCAATGTCGCCCGGCGCACCGAGCACGCCAGAAACCATGCCACGCAACGCGGCCAGCGGAGCGTTTGCAGAAGCTTCGCGGTCCTGCTGGGACTCGGGGCGACGACCAGCGGATCGGTAGCCAATGTAAGGACGGGTCAGATCATTAGCCACAGCTGCACTTCTTGAGGCGGTCACTGCGCCGCCTTTCGCATATTTTTTCTCGCGCAAAACTTCTAGCGCAGCAGGCTCCAAACGCTTGAGCAGGTTGGCCTCTGTCGATTCTGGGTTTGGCGTGATCGTTGGCCCGCTTAGCTCGTACTCGTGGCGACCAACGCCCTGGGCCGCGCGGTGGCGAAGCATCAGCATCGGCGCAGCGTCTGCGATCAGATCGCTAAGCTCGCCGCCGTAATCGAAGTAGTCGCGGAACGTCGGGTCGTCCATGATCGAGCTGAATCGACCCTTGCGCGCCGCCATGCCCAGCTCATTGCGAGCAGTGTCCAAAAGCCTCGGAGCCAAAATAGCGGGCTTGTCCGTGGCAAACATGCTGTACGCCGCAGGCATCCGGTCGCGCAGCGAGGGCGGCTGCACGATCAACGTGCGCAGCTCGCGGTTGTAAAAGTCGCCGGGCTTGTAGTTGGTATTGAAGTAGCTCAAGTCGGTTGAGCTTGGGCGCACAAGAAACTTTGAATCATCTGCCCCATAAGGATGGGTGTGAAAGTCGATGATGCCCTGGCCAGGCTGAGCGTAGTCAAGGGCAGCGGTTCTGTCGCTGACGTTGGGTTGGACCGTATCGGGTCGGCCCATGGTTATTTTTGAGCGCCTTGGGAGGTTGGCTGGGCCAACGACAGATGCCTCATTGCCTGTGCGGACCGATTGAGCAATCGCCTCGCGGATTGTGGCCGCCTGCTCGGGCGCTTCTCGCGAGAGCAAGTCACGCAGTTTTTTAATCGTTGAAACCTTGGACATGAATCACCACTTCGTTTTGTTTGCCCAGTACGCCGCGCTTGACGGACCCTTGGCGATGTTTTCGCCGTGGCGCGCTTTGAACGACGCCCGCTTGTCCTTCATGGCCTGCGACTCACCCGCCTTAGGCTTGCCCGCCGTCTTGGCACCCTGCTCGCCAAAGCGGATCACCTTCTCGGTACCGTCGTAGCAGGCCTTGACCACGTGGGATTTCTTGGGGTGGTCCGGCGTGCGCTTTGGTTGGTTGCACGCCATCTCGGACTTCTTGACTGGCTTGGTCATTTGAGCTTCCCCGCCTTTTGCTTTTGAGCGGCCCGCATGTTGTCGACCATGTTGGGATACGGGCGTCCTGCGCTTTCGGCTGCACGCTTGGCGCTGGACTTGGCGCTGGAGGACAACGCCTTCGGTGCGCCCAGGGAGCTGGGGCGCTTCTTGTCCCAGATGGGCTTGGGTTGCGACTTAGACGGCATACGGGTTTACCCTTTCCTTTTGGGGTTGCCTTGCTTCATCCGCATCTGCGGCTTGAGGCAACTCGAACCAACCATCGTTTTTCAGGAAGATGACTGCCTGGGTGAAAGTGTCCACGTAGTCATCGTGCTCCGCGACAGGAAACTTGGCGATCTGCTTCAGAAATGTGGCCGCCCAACTGACCGGTTGACCGGGGTTTTTGGTGGACTCTGGAATCCACAGCAACCCTAGCTCCAGCGTTGGCGCAGCCTGGTGCGCCCGCGACACCTTGTCCGCTTGTCCGGGATTGTAGCCAACGGCAGGAACTTTGGCCAACCTCAAATCCTGCAGAAGCGATTGACCCGACGCCTTGGCCTCGACCAGCAGCCGGTCGGGCCGTCTGCCTTTGGTCGGCATCCCCGCTTTGGGGCTGGCGTCCGCGCCGTACTGCGACGTCCAGTCGCGGATGACCCGAGAGCGCAGATCGGGGTAAGACAGGTGCTCGTCCCAGGCGTCCAGCAGCATGGCGTTGCGCTGGCCTCGGTGCGTGAACACACCCCAGACCGTGCAGGCCGTCGGGTCGCCAGTGGTCCGCTCGGTGAAAGCCGTGTCGTAGCTTTGCAGGATGTACTCGAACTGCGGCAGGCGAACGGACGCCTGCCAAAGCTGGAAGTTGCTGGTCGACAGGATGCCGCCCTCGGTGGGCGACGGGTCTTGCTGGAGCTGGCCCGACGAGCCGTAGGTGCCCAGCAGCTGCTTGAGCTTGGTGATCTCCTCGGCTCCAAAACGCTCGGGGCAGATCAGCTCACCCTTGGTGCGGCGCGGGTCGTAGGGGCCAAGGATCGTGCGCCGGTGCTGGCCGTCCCACTCGGCCGGGATACAGATGTGCTCCCAGCCGCCAATGTCGTTGAGGATGTGCCCGCTGATGTCCTTCTCGTGCAGGCGCTGCATGACCGTCACCATCGCGTCGGTCTTCGGGTTGTTCAGACGGGTGGACCAGACCATGTCGAACCATTCGAGCGCGGTCTCGCGCATGGTTTCCGACTGCGCGTCCTGCGCGCCGTGCGGGTCGTCGAGGATCAGGCGCGAGCCGCCCTCACCCGTGGCAGTGCCGCCGACCGAGGTGGCCAGGCGGTAGCCGGTCTTGTTGTTCTCGAAACGCTGCTTGGCGTTTTGGTCGCCCGAAAGCTCAAACATGTGGCCGAAGCGCTCTTGGTACCAGGGCGACTGGATGAGGCGGCGGGCCTTCAAGTTGTCGCGGATGGACAGCGTGCCGGAGTACGACGCGGCCAAGAACTTCTGCTCCGGCTGGGCAATCCACTCCCAAGCGCACCAAGCGACCGAGACGATGGTGGACTTGGAGTGCCGGGGAGGGATGTTGATCAGCAGCCGCTGGATTTCGTTCGAGCTGACCGCCTCCAGATGCTCGCAGATCTCTTCGATGTGCCAGCTCGGGACGAACGGGACGCCGGGCTCCATGACGGGCCAGGCCTGCTTGACAAACTCGTACAGGCTGGCGCTGGCCTTACGCCGGGCTTGCTCCTTGGCGATCAGGTCCAGCATGACCGCTGGGGAGACAGGCTGGGCGACGGTCATCCGGCGTTGATCGCTTCCTGCAGCAGGCGCACGGCATCGAGCTGGGCGTTGACGATCACCGCGTTGGCGTGGCCGGTTTCGCTGAGCGCCTGGCCCTGTGCCATGCACTGATTGCCGAAGGTGTCCAGCAGCGACAGGATGCGGGCACGCTCGAAGGCGATCATGTCCTCGCCGTGCTGGCGCACCAAGTCCTCGGGGAACAGGGCCTGAAAGCGACCGTCGTGGTCAAGCAGGGCGGGCAGTGGGGACTCGGGGAGGGTGGGTTTGTTCATGATGTTCATTCGTCTTTGTTGTTGGCTTTTTGCAACAGCGCCTGCATCTGCGCCAGCTCGGTGTCATTGAGGCCTTTGAGGTCAACGCCAGCCATGGTGATTGCGCCACCGTCTTTGCCGGTGTGCTCGTGCTTCTGGGTTTCGGACCACTTCATCTGGGTTTTGGACCACCAGATCATTGCCGTGGTGTCGCCGCCCGTGGCCTTCTGGAACAGCGTGCGGCCAACCTGGCTGTTGGCCTTGGCCTTGCCCGACACCAGCTCATCGGCGAAGTATTTGGTCAGGGTGTCCACGCTGATGCCCTTGCGGACCAGCACGGCGATCTGGTCCAGGGGCAGGCCGTAGCCTGACAGGGCTTCTACCTGCTTGCGCTCGGTTTCTGTGGGCTCAAATGGGTTACGGCCAGCATCTGGGCGCGCACCTCCATTTTTCCCTGTCTTTTTTAAAACGGGTTTTTCAGTCGTTTTTGGCATGAATCGCTCCTTTCTTTGCAGTGATTCGGTGGGTTTTTGTCATCAATCGGCCGCTTTCTTGGGTTTGGCTTTGTCGGCCTTGCCAATTTCGCTGCCAATCAGGCTGTTCGGGCTGCGCTCGCCCATCACCTCAGTGAAGGACCGACCGTCGGCCTCCAGGTGGGCGTGTTTGCCGGTGAATTGCTGCCACCGGGTCACGATCACGTCGCAGTATTTTGGGTCCAACTCCATCAAACGTGCAACTCGGCCGTTTTTCTCGGCTGCGATCAAGGTGGTGCCGGAGCCGCCAAAGCTGTCCAGGACTTGGTCGCCGCCCTTTGTGTTGTTGAGCAGCTGGTACTCGAACAAGGCCACGGGCTTCATGGTTGGGTGCTCACCGTTGCGGGTGGGTTTGTCGAACTCGAGGATGGTGGTCTGCTTGCGGTCGGCTGCCCAGAGGTGGCTGGCTCCGTCCTTCCAGCCGTAGAGGCAAGGCTCGTGCTTCCAGTGGTAGTCCTGTCGCCCCATGACAAGGGAGGACTTTTTCCAGATCAGGCACTGGCGCACGGTCCAGCCTGCGTCTTTGGCAGCGCCCCGGAAGTTGTAGCCCTCGGAGTCGGCGTGCCAGATGTAGAAAACCGCGCCGGGTTTCATGACCGAGTCGGCTGCGGTGTAGGCGTCGCGCAGAAACTGGCGGAACTGATCGTCGCCCATCTCGTCGTTTTTGATGGTCAGCTTCTCTTTGGTACCACCCTCGTAGGCCACGTTGTAGGGTGGGTCGGTCAGCCACATGTCGACGAGCTGGTTCTCGCAAAGGCGGGCCAAGTCGTCCATGCTGGTGCTGTCGCCGCACAGGAGGCGGTGCTTGCCCATGACCCAAACGTCGCCTTGGACGGTGACCGGGTTGGCGGGGGCTTCGGGCGAGTCGTTGGGGTCGGTGAGGCCTTCTTCCAGCTCCAGTGGCATCAGGGCATCGATCTCGTCTTCTGTGAAGCCTGTGAGGCTGACGTCGAAGCCGAACTCCATGAGGTCTTTGAACTCGGTGGCGAGCATCTCGTTGTCCCAGCCTGCGTTCAGGGCGAGTCGGTTGTCGGCAATGATGTAGGCGCGTTTCTTGGCCTCGGACCAGCCGGTGGCGACCATGACCGGGACCGTGGTCATTTTGAGGCGCTGTGCGGCCATCGTGCGGCCGTGTCCGGCAATGATGCCGCCGTTCTCATCGACCAGGATTGGCGTGGTCCAACCCCACTCTTTGATCGAGGCGGCAATCTGTCCGACCTGCTCATCCGAGTGCGTGCGGCTGTTGCGTGCGTAGGGGATAAGTTTGTCGATGCTCCACTGCTCGATTTTGTCGGCAGGGTTTCCGGTGAGTTTTTCTGCGGTGATTTCCGGGGTGGATTTTTTCATGGGTGGCCTCAGTAGTGGTGGGGATTATGCAACGCGCCAGCAGCGTGCGCCGCCTTCGACCGTTGAGCAGGTGAACTTCTTGCCAGTCTTATTGGCGTGCCACTGGCTTGCGTTGATCAAGGCTCTTGCGGTCATGTTGGGCGCAAAAAATGAATCTCCGACTTCCATTTGTGCAAACGGATATTTTGGTTTTGCACCGGACCCCATGTGAACGGGCGCTGGAATGTTTTTTTCGATTTGGAACATGAGAACTCCTTGTGTGTCTTGGTGGTTACTTGGACCTTTATTGTGCACCAAATCCACCAAACCAAAAAATCATATCAGACTGAAATGGTCGGGCTTGAAAACCTCTGGCACAGGTTGGCATCGAAAAAAACGACATTTCAACGGGAACTTGCATTGCGTGTGTGTGTGCGCATGCATGTGTGAATATAGGCGTTTTATCCTGTGCATGGTTGTGCCAAAGTGAAAAACATAAATGAAATCAAAGGCTTGCAATGGTTTTTTGGGGTTGAAATAAGTTGTGCCAGGTTGCACCGGCACACCTTTAAGTTGTGCCAAATGGCAGAAATCAGAACGGCTCATGGTCCGCCTCCCAGTCGTGGCGCATCCGAATGCCTGTGTAGAGGTTCAATCGTGTGCCAGAAGCGCCGTTGGCACCGGATGATGTTGTGCCATTTCCGCGTGGCTGGCTGCGTTTGATGCCCGGGAAGGCGGCTGAAAGTTGGCGGCCAAACGACACTTTGGTGCCTGCATGGTCCCGGCCTTGGGCCTCGCACCAGGTCTTCCAAGCCTTGAAAAGCTCGTCGCGGTCGGCCTGCGCGTGCTCCCCGATGACGCAGTGCTCTTGCACGAAGGCCCGGATCGGGCTGGTCTGGTCGACCAAATCGGCGGCCAATTCGTCGGCTGATGTGGGGCGTTGGAAGTAGCCGCGCTGGTTTAAACGGGCCAAACCGTCGAGCGCCCAGATCACGATGCCGGGCAGTTCTTTGAGCAAGCGGGCGGTCAGGCCATGGTCTTCTTTGCCCAGAAAGCTGGTGTTGAATTTGAAGGGCAAGAAGCGGTTGGCCAGGGCGGCGGAGGCGTCTGAGAAGGCGGGCAGCTCGTTGGAGGCCAGCACGAAGCGGATGGCCATCTTGCCCGACCATGCGGTCATGTTCTTGCGGTCGATCGTGATGGTGTCCTCGCCGGAGATGCGCAGCAGGTTTTCCACGATGGGCTGCTGATCGGCGCGGCCGGAGAGGCGGGCGTCGGAGATCATGGCCAGGCGCTTGCCGATCAGGGGCTGCAGACCGAACTGCGTGCCCAGGGACGCGAGGCTCGGGCTGACCCGGTTGGCGTAGCCGACCAACGCCTCGAGGATGCGCAGGATGGTGCCCTTGCCGCAGCGCGGTGGGCCGATCAGCATGAACATCTTCTGCTGGCTGGTGTCGTCTGTGAGCAGGTAGCCAAACATCTCGGCCAGCGTGCTGATGGACTCGGGGTCTTCCGGCCAGAGGCTGCGCAGGAATTTAAGCCACTCGGTGGGCGCGGGTGCCTCGGGGGTGAAGTCGAAGTCCAGCGCCGAGGTGCAAAACAGGCGGTCCGTGGAGGGAAGCAGCGCCCGGCTGGGGTGGTGCAAGAAGCCGTTTTTGAAGGCCACGATCTCGTGGGCGGGCACGTCGCCTGGCTTGTTGTCGATCCAAACCTGCGGCTCGGGCAGGTCGGCGTAGCAGACGGCGCGCAGGGCGTGGGCCACATCGTTGACCGTGGAGGACTTCGGGTTGAAGGCCACCGTCTCGGACGCGCCGGTCTTGGGGTGGACCTTGAGCGTCACGCACTTGGACATGAAGTGGTACAGGCGTTGGTCGATGTAGACCCGGTCCCGGGTGACGTAGCGCGTGGCGTCCCAGCTGTAAAACTCGCCGCGCCAGTGCAGGATGCGGCCCTTCTCGGGCAGCGTGTCGTGGAACAGGCTGGCGGTTTTCATGGGCGAGGACGAGAAAATCATCCGCTCGTCGTCTGAGTCCGGTGGGGACGGTTCGGAAAAATCGTCCGGCGGAATGTCGTCCGGTGGCCCGTCGCCGACGGGCTCGTCCCATGGTGGGGCGTCGTCCGTGGGGTCCGGTGTTGGCTCGGGCGGTGGCTCGGGTGGCTCAGCGGGTGAGCCTGCTCTCATGATGCAGTCCTCGACGGCGGCCAGGCCGTCGGCCAGATGCAGGTCGTTGAAGTCGGTACCGGTACCGCGAGTCGAAATGCTCCAAACCGGGATGGCCAACAGGGCGTTGACCTCGATGGCGGTCTTGCGGGCGTCGGTGATGCCGGGGTTGCCTTTGGTCTGGAAGTCGTCATCTGCCGCGATGATCAGCCTGGCCTCAGGGAGCGCGGCGCGGATTTTGCGGGCGACCGGCAGGAGGTTGCCACTGTTAAAGGCGACCACCACGCAGTAATCAGTGGCCTGCCGAATGGAGCAGGCGGTGGCCCAGCCCTCGGCGATGACGACGGGGCCGTCCTTGGTGGGCTTGCCCAGCACCGTGTAAGCGCCGCCCGAGGGGGTGCCTTTGAGGAACAGCTTTGTGCCGTCGGACTTGATGCGTTGCAGGCCGACCAGTGCGCCGGGGCCGTGGCGCAGCGGGATAAGCAGCTCGTCGCCCAGCATGCGGGCACCTTCGGGCTCGATCAGTTTGCGCTGGGCGTAGGGGTGACTGGTGACGGTGGTGGCCCGGGCCCACATCTCGGCGGCGCGGGTGGCTGCGGCGTCGCGGTCTATTTTGGCCTGCGCCTCCTCGGCGGCCATGCGGGCCTCGCGCTCTGCGATCCGGCGCTGGCGCTCCTCGGGGTCGACAGGCTTGCGGTCTTGGGCTGTGGGTTTGTAGCCGCCCTCTTTGGCCAGGGCGATCAGCGTGCCGATGGTGGCGCGTTTGGAGCTGCCGCCGGGCTTGCACGATTTCCAGACGTCGCGGGCGTCGATTGGTTTGTAGTTGGTGCCCTGCTGGCTCCAGGCGTCCCAAGCGTCGAAGGCGGGCTCGCCGAATTCTTCTTTGAGGATGAAGGCCATCTTCACCCAAATCTCGCGGTCATCAACACCGCGAACAAACGAGAGCATCCGCTCGGCTGTCTCAAGGGAAATGGGGTCCCTCTGCCCTGTTGTTTTTGTGTCCGTCATGCCTGGCTTTTGTTGATGGCGAATAAAAGGTGGGGCAGCCCTCGCCAGGGTCAGGCCATGTGTCACCCGGTAGCTAACCGGATCGAGCCCCGCTGAAAGTATAAAGGGTGCGGTGCGGAAAAATGCAACAGTGGGTTAAATAAATGTGCGGTTTTGCGCAACGGTTGTGGTACGATTTCGGTGCGGGTGGTGCTGGGCACCGGAAGGTCTCATAAGCCTTATCGCGCACCGTTCGATTCGGTGGCCCGCTACCATCACGCATGGGGATTGGCTCCGAGAGTGCCGGAGCTATGAAGGGCAGTGTCCCCTACCAGTCCCCAGCCGTGATGGTGGCCCGGGGTAGTGACCCGGCGTTGAAGCAGCAGACGGTCCCGAGGCCTGTGCAAGTACTGGGACACTGGCGCGATCACAAAGCGCTGCCACCATCAACCTCCATTCACTGCCAGCCTGGCATCCTCCACCGACCGAACGATGGCGGCGATGGCCCCGCGCTTTTTCATGGCCGCGATGAAGGCCAGCTGCTCCGGCGACGCACGGCCCTTGGCGGTTTTCACCTCCAAATAAAAGGCCCGGCAATCCCACTGCCTGTGGCCAAACAAATCCGAGAACCCCTTGGGCAGTCCTGTTTTGACGGGCCTGCCGTCGGCGGTGAAGAACAAGCCCACATTGGCCCTGGCCACGAAGTGCCCGTCGGTCGAGAGCGCCACCATGATGGAGCGCATGAGGTCGGCCTCGGTCACCGCCGCGCCTCCCAGACCTTGCGCACCTGTGCTTCGAGCTGCAGGCAAGCGGCCTCGCCCCGGACCTGAAACACGCCGCGCTTGACGATCTTTCCCGCCTCCTCACGGCCGCGCAGATACTCGCGCCGTTCGTACTTGCCGGGCATGGCCAGCACGTGGCGGGCCTCGGTCTCAGAGCGCCAGGCCTCGGACCAGCTGCAGGTCTCGCTGCCGTCGATCAGGGTGACGCGGGGGTGGTTGCAGGCGGGGCAGGTCACTTCTGTGCCTCCTTGGCGGCGCGCGCGCGGAGCACGTGGCGGGCCCAAAGCTCTGGTCGCTTCATGCCCCGGGCGCGTCCGATGCGAATCAGGTCGGCCTCGGTCTGCGACCTGCCCTGCTCGCGCTTGCGGTCTTTGATCGCCTGAGCCTTGGCGGCTGCGGTGATCTCTTTCAGATCACCCTCGACCTCGTTGATCTCGCGGCCTACGGCCTCAAAGTGGTGACCACACTGGCAGTCGGTGACGATGCTGGGCACGGTGGTAAAGCACTCGGGGCAAGTTTTCACCAACACCTCAGACTTTTTGGCGTTCTTCTTTTTCTCGGTGGCAGCCAGCGTCCACTCGCGTGGGTCGGTGGGCAGGCCATGGCGCTTCACGTTGCCAGCGTGGTCGAGCACGATGCATTCGGCCTTGCCCGGGTGCGTGCGCAGGCCCCGGCCAATTGACTGGAGGTACTTCACCACGGACTGCGTGGGCGTGAGCAAGATGATGCACCCGATGTTTGGCGCGTCCACGCCAGCAACCCACAAGGCGCAGTTGCACACCACGTCGAGGCTGCCATCGCGCAGGCCCTGCAACGCCGCGTCGCGCTCGATGGTGTCGGACTCGCCGCTGATGGCCACGGCACGATACCCGGCCTGGCGAAACTGATCGGCCACGTTGGTGGCGTGCTCAACGGTGACGCAAAACGCCACGGCCGGTCGACCGTCGGCCAGCTTGCGGTAATGCGCCACGGCGCTGCCGGTGATGACGGGCTTGTCCATGGCCTCAGCCAGCTCACCTTGGTTGAAGTCCCCGGCCACGGTGTGCACGCCCGAGAGGTCCGGCTCGCTGGGCGCGTAGTAGCGGATGGGCGCAAGCAGCCCCTCATCGATCAGGTCTTGCGTGCTGCAGGTGGGCACCAGAATGTCGGCGACCTCTCCCATGCCACGGCCGTCGAGCCTTGTCGGGGTGGCGGTCAAGTGCAACAGGTGCGCGCCGCCGGGACGAGAGTGTTTGGGGCCAGCGCCAGCCCACTCGAAAATCTGCTGGTAGGTGTTGGCCACGGCCAGGTGCGCCTCGTCGACGATGATCAGGTCCGGCGGCCGGTACCGGTCTAGGCGACGCACCAGCGTTTGCACCATGGCCACCTGCACGGGCAGGCGGTGGTTGCCGTCGCGGCCAGCGGCAATCCAGCCGTGAGGGATGTTCTCTTGGTCGAGCTTCTGGCTGGTGGCCGTCAGGATTTCCTTAAGGTGGGCGATGAACCAGACGCGCTTGCCCTTGGCCAAGGCGCGGCGAATGATCACGGCAGCGGTGTGGGTCTTTCCCCCGCCGGTCGGCATGCAAAGCACCGGTGCGCGGTAGCCGCGTTTGTAGGCATCGATGATGTCGTCGACGGCCTTCTTCTGTCTGGGGCGCAGGTTACCGTACATGCTTGGCCCTCTTTGCAGCTTCCATTTCTGCACGATGTAATTTGAGGTGCTCAGAGTGGCTCATCACTTGCAAGTTTTCCGGCGCATTGTTGTGCTTGTTGCCATCAATGTGGTGCACCACATCTTTTGATGTAAGAGGTCGGCCAAGCATCTGCTCCGCAACCACACGGTGTTCATGCCGGTTGTGGCGCTTTCGGTAAACGTCGGGTTGCGCTGGCTTATACGCCAGTGCCGCTTCACGACACTTCTTTTTCCAGTCCGATTCGCTGGTGACGTAGCTTGTGTCCCCGTATCGATGTAGCCTCATTTCATGCTTGCCGCACAAATGAACATTGACGTATTTTGAGATTCGTTCGCAGCCTTCTGCTTGGCATTTAACAAGCGGGCCGATAAATGATGGTTTTGCCATGGTTGAAATGAAAAAACCCAGGTCGGGGCTCTCACCTTTCGGTGTTGGCGGACTGGTAGGCACCAGCAGAGTCCCGGCCTGGGCTTGCCTATGAATCCCCGCCAAGGGATGCAAGCATGTTACCACTCATCTGCCTCCGGTGCGTCCTCCTGGTGATCCTGAATCAGCTGATGCTTCACGATTTCCAGGCAACCGAGCGCGGTGGGCAGCAGCATGGTCTGTTCGTACTTGTGGATAACGGCGAGCAGCTCGTCGACCAGGGCCTGAGTGATGGCGCCGTGGTAGTTCATGGCCGACCCCACACGAGCAACGGACTCACCACAGCGTGTTCGCCTTTGAGCCTGGCCATCTCCTTGGCCTCGACCTCGAGGAAAAACATGTCGTGCAAATTGCCGCCCTCAAACACACCCCAGGCCACCGTCGTGTATTCGCTGCGCACGCGCTCAACCATCTGCTTGATGTGGCCGTCTATTGCTCGCAGCACAGCCTGGGCGGCCTCCTCTGCCGGAACATCCGGATTGGCCCAGATGCCGTCTTTGGAGATGCGCAAGACTTCGGTGTTGTCAGGAGCACCGTTGTAAAACTTGATGCTGTTGGGTTGTGGCTCGTGAAATTTAAATTCTTGCGCGAGCCCCGCAGGCACGGCATACACCTCCCATGGGTCGATGCGCTTGCCGCCCTGGCTCCAAGCGCTGCCAGAGGTGGCCACGTCACGCAGCATGTCTTGCGCGAGCTGCTCCGGTGTGCTGGGCCCGGTCTCCACGTTGCAACGGGTGCAGCGCAGTCGATCTGTGCCGGGCAGAAAGTGCCAGTCGTGTTTACAGGTCATAGCTGGCTCCGGGCGCGGATGGCAGCGGCGGCGTCAGCCTGAAACCAGTTTGACCATTTTGTTTTCTCAACCACCTCTGCACACGCCTCGCGCTCTTTATACGCCCCGTTGTCCCAAGCGATCTTGCACATGCGCTTGCAGTGCTCTTCCATGTCGAGACCAGGCGCGGGTGGTTGGCTGCCCTCGTGGTACCACCAGTTTTCAAAAGCGGTCGTTTTTTCTGTCAGGCTCATTCAGCCCTCCGTTTTATGTTTGCACCCCACACACTTGTGATCTGACTGGCCGAGCGCGGTGTGGGTGTATTGGCACTCGGGCGACATGCGAAACGGGGAGGCGACCATCTTGGCCACTCGGGTCTGGCCATCGAGCCACCAGCCGTCTTGCACGGGGAGCATCTTGCGATACTCTGGGCGGTTAAAGCAACCATATTTTTTGGTCACGAAATCCTCGCTTGTTTTGAGCGGTACAAAAAGCAGGTGGGCCCCGGCACGCGCTCCAGGAGCCCGCTGCGTACCAGCCTGCCGAGGGAGGCGTTGACGCGGCGCAGGCCAACGCGGGCGGCAATGTCCCGGGGCTGCTCGTAGCGCGTGTGCGAGATCACCCCCAGCAACATCCGGTCGGCCACCATTACAGTGACCAGTCCTTTGCGCTGCGCAGGATCATGTCCTCGGCGGTAAGCGGCAGTCCACGCGCCTGAGCAATGGAAAGAATCAGCCCCTGCAGGTTTGAAGGGATGGCCCCGTTGCTGCCGCCCTCGTCTTTTGGCTTGCGCCAGCGCACGACGGAGCTTGGGTTTCTTTCCAAAGCGCGGGCCAAAGCACGCACGCCGCCGAAGGCCTCAATGCAGCGATCAGCTGGAGTTTCTGGGTCTGGATCAATCATTTGTGCTGTCATGCTTGGGAGTGTAGCGTAAAAAGCAACACTTAAACAAAAATATCTTTGATAAACCCACAGAAACCCCTTGCGTTCCATTTTAAACCGAGCGAAGATGCAGTTATCGCAACACCAAACGGAGATTGACATGAAAAAACACACAGCCACCCACGCGGTTGTGGCCTTCGGGCCAAACGGCAAAGAAACCAAGGTAATCGAGTTAAGCGAAAAAGAATATGCAGAGCTTGAACGCGCCATGCAATGGCCAGAAGACCTGGAGGCATACGACAGGCTCAACAAGCCCATTTACGCCACCCTGGAAGGCTGGTTCATTTAATTCAACGGGGCCCCGGCCCCATCAAGGAGCACACCATGAACCACATCCACCCCACCATGCAGCAAGCGCTGCGTTCTTTTGGAGCACCGATGAAACACTTCACCGTCAACCCCGCCTTTCCCCACCCCGACAGCGATGGCGAGCCAGAGCCATGGCCGCTGAACGAGGCAATTGAATATGCGCTCAAGGTTCTCAAAGACCCCAAAGCAGATCAGTTTGCACGCAACTATGCAGCCAACGAGCTTGACGTTGCTTGGATCAACCACGAGGAGCAAGCATGAACACCACGATGTTGAAACTTGGCCGCCGCCTTTGGTTTGTTGGCCACGCCGACCGCGCCACGCAACGCACAAACATGCGCAAGTGGGCTCGCAGCCTGCGCCAGCTTGGCGGGGCTTGGGTGATGGCTGCAAACCAGCCGCGCCTGCAATCCCCGATTCCCGAGGGCAAGATGTCCAGCATGGTTTTTCCCTTTTCCCTGCGCACGCCGCGCAGCTTGGATGAGGCTTTTGAAACGCGGAGGCAGGCATGACCACCAGCGAGCGCGTCGCCTACGCTTGCAGCCGCTGCGCAGGTTCTGGCCGCATGTCGCAGTTCTCAAACGTGATCGGCGGCGAGTGTTTTCGTTGCAGGGGCACGGGCAAGCAATTCACAAAGCCCACCAAGCCAAGCCCAAAGTGGGCTGTGTTTGGCCAGCACCGCGAGACGGGCGAGTGGCTGCGGCTCTACAACGTGGTGGCCAGGTCCAAGCCTGCAGCGATTGCCAAAGCGCAAGCGGTGTGGGCCGATGGCAGCCACCACTGGAAAGACACCTACACGCTGGAAACCGCCCGCGCAATGAAATGGACCGACATGTCCAGCGTTGAAGCGCTGACGTGGAAAGAGGCAAACAAGGAGAAAGCATGAGCAACACAAACACAGGTGGGCCAGCGTTCCCGCAGTCTTATCAACACACGGAGGTGGTAGCCAAAATGTATGAGTCGGGCGAACTTACCGCAGGGCAGTTGAAGAAGGCGTCTAGCCAATTGGCGGGCATGACCCTGCGCGACTACTTTGCGGCCAAGGCGATGGTTGGGTTGATGTCAACGGAGCGCGCCAACGAGTATGTTGATGAAGATGGAGTTTTCAGCGACGAAGACGGCACTTTGTTTGTGCACACAAAATTTTTAGCCAAGGAGGCCTACATGATTGCCGACGCCATGATCGCCGCACGGGAGGCCGCATGACCACCTGGCCCTTCCCCCCACCTGGCGGCCCTGTGCCTTGGACGCCCGCGCAGCAGGCCGCGTATCGCCGCAAGCAGATCAACGAAGCTGAGGAGGCTCCATTATGAAAAACACCATAGCGGCCTTTTGTGCCGCAATCTTGGCGACCAGCGCACACGCGCAGCAGTCGTCCATCCTTTACACGGGACAAGACCTGCACGCCAGATTCAGCAGTGACCGCGCTACGGCTTTGGCTTACATCGCAGGTGTTGCCGATTCGCAGTCTGGCGTGACGATCTGCATCCCTCCGGGGCAGGTAACACTGGGTCAGATGGGCGACATGGTCAGACAGTCACTGGAGCGCGTGCCGTCTGAGCGTCACTTGGCTGCAGACGTCTATGTTCAGGTCACGTTGTCCAACCGCTGGCCGTGTGCAAGAAGAGGGGGTGGGGTATGAGTGACTTTTGGAAATACTACGAGCCAGAGCCGTCAAGGCCAGCACCTGTGCGAGAGGATTGGGGGCCGGGGCCGCATGAGGTACACAGCCTGCCACCCGCAGCACCTGTGCAGGAGCCTGTGGCGTTTAACGCAGGCGTTCCGCCGCTCTACCCAGAGATGAGAGATGGCGAGACCATTTCCGTTGAATACACCACCCCACCCGAACAGCCCGCACCTGTGCAGGAGCCTGTGGCGCGGGTATCGCTCCAGTGGTTGGCTGAAATGATCTTGTCCGACTGCGGGCATAGCTCAAATTACACGCCGTTGCTGGATCGGGTGAAAGCGCGAATTGAGCAATGGGAACGAGCCAACTCAGCGCCCACCCCACCCGCACCAGCACCTGTGCCGAAGCCTTGGGTTGGGCTGACGGACGAAGAAATTCTCAAGCTGGCCTATCCAATTCGCTGGCAAGAGGTCGATGACTTTGAGGCTGACAAGGCCGTCAATTTTGCGCAAATGGTCGAAGCCAAACTAAAGGAGAAGAACAATGGATAAAGACACTGCATTGGACTTGGCGCTGGAGGCGTTGGAGTACACAACAACC